TACCGAGCCTTGCGACGTGGTCGTAAGTTGGCTGCGCGGCTCGCTTCATATACGAATGCGACAAACGCCGATGATCCTGATCGGCCGGGCACAGCAGCAGGCGGCTATCGGTCTTTGGTGCGGCACCCGCCTGACTCTTGATAACGAGCTGTTTCGGTGGGGCGACAAAAAAGAAATGGGCGCTTGGGTTGTCAACGCGCCGAAGTTTGCTGTGCCGCTCGAAGCGCTTGCCGCCGGAACGCCGCCTTCAGTGGGCGGAGTCACCAGCCCGGCGGTGCAAGAGTTTCCGGTATCGCTTGCGCGTCTTTTGATTGCCGCGTACCCGGGCGTCGCAGACACGATTGGTGATCCGACCATGGCGCACGGCACGGTAGGCGCCGCTGCGGCCGAGCTTGGCCGCAACTTTGTCGGGTACGAGTACCGGGCTGATCAGTTCGACTACGCTAAACGCCTGTTGGGCGCGTAATGCGCGTCGTCACGGTTCTCCGCTCTGGCAGCGAGTATACGCCGGAGCACGTGCAGCGACTTGCGAAGCAAGTGCGCGAGCATTTGCCGGGGGAAGAGTTCTTTGCACTGAGCGACGTGCCGGTGCCCGGCGTCGATGTCCTTCCAATGCAGTTCCGGTGGCCCGGCTGGTGGTCGAAGATGGAGCTTATGGCGCCGCACGTTGCTGGCGACTTGCTGTACTTCGACTTAGACACCACAATTGTCGGCAGCCTTGCGGACCTCGCGTCGCTGGCGGCGACCGGTGTTTGGGCGCCGTGCGCGGACTTTTACAAACCGTACAGGCTGCAAACCAGCATGGCCGTGTTTGGCGAAACCGGGCGCAGGCTTACGTGGTGCCGCTGGATGTCGATTGGTCCCGAACAGGCCATGGCCGCTTATCGCGGCGACGGCGAGTTTGTTAACTCTGTGTGGTGCGACGAGTGCCCGGCGGTCCAAGACCTGCTCCCTCGGCAGGTCGTATCGTACAAAGTTGACGTGATGAAGGACCCGCTGCGGCGCAAGCAGCACAAAGGCACCGGCGTTGTTCCTCCCGGTGCGCGCGTTGTCTGTTTTCACGGGCAACCGAGACCTTGGAACGTTGCTGAGTTACGCTTCGCATGAGCATCGAGACCCAATCCAAAATTAGCTTGATTTCGAAAGCGCTCGTGCTGTGCGGCGAGACGCCGTTAAACTCACTCAACGACGACCGGTACGGCGCCACGGTCGGCGCCAATCTTTTTGAAATGCTGTACGAGAATGAGCTTCAGTCGAACCGCTGGCGCTTTGCGATGAAGAAAGGCGCATTAGCGCAGTTGGCCGTGGAGCCCCTGAACGAGTACCAGTACGCCTACCAATTGCCGACGGACATGCTGCTGTTGATCGGTGTCTACCCGCGCGACAGTTACGAAGTCTATGGCGACCGCATCTATTCAAACCGCGCGACGTGCGAGATTGAGTACATGTTTAAGCCGAGCGTCGATAAGTGTCCCGCGTACTTTAGCACGCTCATGACGTATGCGCTCGCGCGAGACATGATCAAGCCGGTGACTGAATCCGACACGGCCCAGCGCGCGATGGAGAGTAAGTACCGCGCCCAGCGCGATCGCGCCATGTACGCCGACGCGCAAGCGCGCCCGAACCGTACCGTGGCAGACTCGCCGTTTACGCAGGTCCGGTAAGTGGCACAAACCGAGTTTCTGCAAACCAGCTTCCTGTCGGGCGTTTTGGACCCGCGCGCCAAAGGGCGCATAGACACCGAAGCATACGCTCAGGGGTTGCTTGTCGGCGTCAACATCGAGCCGGTGCACCTTGGCGGTGTGCGCCGCCGCCGCGGCACGTACTTGAAGGACCGGTTGCCGTACCGGTTGACGCGTAAAACTTCTGGCATCACGATTACCGCGCCGAATGGCGGCACCACCGGCAATGCGAACGACGACAACGAAAGCACGTTGGTTGTCACCACCACTCCCGTCGGAACGACAAACCCATACGTTGTCGTGCAGTACGACCTCGGTAGCGCACAGGCGGTGCATGCGGCGGACGCGGTCAACATCTTTAGTTCCGGCGGCGCGAGCACCGAGTTTCGCATCCAGCACAGCAACGACGCTAGCGCCTGGACAGACTTTGGCACTGCGTTTGAGGCAATCGATACGTTTTCGCGGTCGTACCGCCGCAGCAACACGGACATCCATGCCGCTACAGTTGCGCGCTATTGGCGTATCGCCAAGGTTGGCGGCACGTCAATGGGGTCTGTGACGATCTCGCTAGGCGGCCTAAACCTTTTTACACAGACCGCGCTAATTTCGAACGTGCGGCTGTTCAATGTTGAGGTTAGCGCCGATGACCGTTACGTAGTGGCGGTTACAGACCGCAGCGGCACGGTCTACGACGATACCGGCGCGCTAGTTCAGCGGTTGCCGTTACCTTACGCAAACGACGATATTCCGATTCTTGACGCCGCCAACAGTGCGGAAGTCATGGCGGTTGTGCACGAAAACTACCCGCCGCGGTTTATTCTGCAAGAATTGGCGGGCACATTTCAGACCGAAGCTATTGTATTCGACGCAGTTCCCGAGCACGACTACGCGGACGACGACTCGCCGGCGCCAGTGTCGGACGTGCAGCGTATTACGTTCGCTGGCACGTGGGCGCAAGGAAACACGTTTCAGGTTGAGCTCGAAGGCGCCCGAACCGCCTCAATTGTGTTTGCCGGCGACACTTCCGCAGATGAGCAAGCTGCCACGGCGGAGAGCATTGCACGCGAGGTGCAAAAGCTGTACACGGTTGAGGCTTTCGAGGGCGTCACTTGCGCGCGCACGGGGGCGTTGCAGTATACGATTACCTTCGCGGGTGCCAGCGCGCGCAACTACCGACTCGCAAGCGTCGTAGTTCTATCCGCCTCTTCCAGCACCGCCACTGCCACGGTCGCCAAAGTTGCTAACGGGTCGCCACGAAGCGAGCCTGTTTGGTCCGACACGCGGGGCTACCCGCGCACCGTGGCGTTCTTCGAGCAGCGGCTCTACTTCGGCGGAACACGCTCGCGGCAGCAGACCTTATTTGGTAGCCGCGTCAACAGCATTTTGGACTTTGAGATTTCAGAAGGCTTGGCGTCCGATCCATTGTCCATAACGCTCGACGGCGCCAGCGCCATTCAAGGGCTTTTTGGAGGCCGCACTCTAGAGGTCTTTACGACCACCGGCGAGTACCGATACGTGAAACCCCAGGGAGAGCCGGTCACGCCGGGAGACTCGCCGAAGGCGCAGACGTTCAACGGCTCGGCTCGAATTCGCCCCGTCAACGTGGACGGATCGACGCTGTTTGTTCAGCGGAAAATGAAGAGCATCCGCGACTATAAGTTTAACTACGAAGAGGATGCCTACGATTCTCTTGGCGTGTCGTCGCTTGCGCCGCACCTGATATACGCAGTTAAAGACATTGCTGCGTATACCGGGTCGCGGGTCGATGAGATCAACTTGGTTTTGGTCGTGAACGGCACCAACTCAAGCACGGAATCGGACGCCTTTCCGACCGGAAGCATTGCGGTTCTGAACACACGCAAAGAGTCTCGCATGCAGGCGTGGACCATATGGACCACGCAAGGCGAGTACCGTGCCGTGGCGACTTCGTTCGAAGACATGTTTTTCGCGGTTAAACGCACCGTGAACAACACCGATTGGCTGATGTTCGAGATCGCCAGTCCGGATACGTTTCTTGACGGCTCGCTTGATGCGACGGTCTCGGGCACGACTATTAGCGGGCTCGGCAACTACGACGGGCAGGCGTTGCGCGTGCGCGCTGACGGCTTTGTGCTGCCGAACGTAACCCCGACCGGGGGGTCCGCGACCTTGGACAACACGTATTCCTCGGTCACGGTAGGGTTCGGCTTCAACCCCCAAGTCGTGCCGATGCCCTTGGCACCCGTCAGTCCTTCCGGCACGACGATTGGCAAGAAGCGTCGCGTCGTGTCGGTCGATGTCATGGTCCGCAACACCCTCGGGCTGCGGATGAACGGCCGAGTTTTGCCCGAGCGTCAGATAGACGTTATGAACCTGGATCAGGCTGCCACGCCGTTTAGCGGTGTGCACCACATCGAAGAAACGGGCAACTGGGATCGCACCAAAGATAAGTTGATTGTTTTTGATCAAGTCGATCCGTTGCCAATGGAGATTTTACTTGTGACTGTTCGAATGGAGAGCGCGTAATATGGCGTTCATGGGGGCTGTTGGGTCTTGGCTTGCCGCCAACGCGGGCACAATCGCGGCCGTAACGGCTGCTGCGGGCGGCGTGGCATCTGGTATATCCTCGCGTAACGCCGCCGTTGCGCAGTCCAACCAGGCAAAAGCGCAAGCCGCGCGAGAGGGCGACGCGGCCCGTCAACGCGAAATCGAGCGCAAGCGCAATTTGCTTCGCGCTTTGTCTCAGCAATCGGCCGCTATCGGGGCTTCCGGCGTCACGGCCGAAGGGTCTCTGGCCGGCATCGCGCGTGCCGACATTCGCGACGCATCCACCGACCTATTGGTTGACAGGTCTAACACGGAGAGCACGATTAACTCTCTGCAATCAGGTGCGGCGGCTGCGCGCCAAGCCGGAAACCTTGGTCTTGCCGCGTCCCTGTTCGACACGGCGCAAGGCGTCGCGGCAACTTACGCTCCAAAGAAGAAGACTAAGTAACCAATGGCCATTCCTGCCGAGCGAAGAGTGCGCTTCCGGGAGTTTGAGCGACCGACGCTTATCGACACGCGTGTGCCATCGGACGGCACGGCTGAGCGGTTGGACCAACTAGCTCGGACGTTCAAAGCCTTTCAGAATGTGGCGACGCAAATCGGAGGCAACATAGCTGCCGCACGCGGTGCGCGAGAAGGCGCCGCCGCGGGCGCTGCCGGCCGCCCCGAGATTAAGAGCGACCTAGCCGCGTCTGTCAGCCGGTACGCCGAGGCATATAACAACGCCGCAACGCGCAGCTACATGATTCGAGTCGAAGCGGACCTAGAGGATACCGCTGCGCGGTTAGAAACCGAGGCGGGCACTGACGCCGCCCAATTCGGCGCGGTGTTCGATAAGGTCCGGCAGCAGGTCGTAAAGGCGGCCCCGGCCGCGCTGCGCGGGCAAGTCGATGAGATGCTGGTGCAGCGACGCGGCAAGGCGCTTGCGCGCATTCAGGTCGCCGCCGCGCAAGAGCGCATGCAGATTGCGAGAGACGACTTGTCTGAGGGTGTGCAGCGCGCAACCGACCGCATCGCCAACCTACGCGCCTCGGACGACCTGGCGGACCTGGCGCTCGCCGAGGAAGAGGACGTAAAGCTGTCTGTGCTGATTGACGCCGCTGTCGCTGATGGCACGCTGTCGGAAGCGGAAGGCGGCGTTGCGCAAGTCAAGGCGCAGCGTGCCGTTACGGCACAAACCGTGGTTGCTCGGTTTAAGCGCGTGCTGCAAAACCCGTATGGAAGTCCAATTGCGTTCATAAAGCAGCTCAAGGACGCGAACCGCACAAGCAACGCGCTGCCTCCGGACGAAGAGGAAAAACTGGAAGCGGCGCTGCTGACCGAACTGCGAGAGCACAACGCGCTGTTCGGCGCCGCGGGCGATGCGGCCGCGGCCGAACGCCGCGAGCGCTGGCTGATCGGCAACCGGACAGCCACCGAAGCTATGCTGGCCGGAACGCTTCGACGCTCGATGCTTCGGGACATGGTCGCAAACGACGCGATTGACCCCGACACGGCGCGCACTCTGAACAACGAGCTGGAGTCCGGCGCCGGCACTCCGAAGTCAGACCCGCAAACTCTCGCTGCGTATGAGATCGACTTGCTCAGTTTTGAGGAAGCGGACATCGTGAACGACTCGCGCCTGACCTGGGCGGACAAGTCGCGCCTGGTTCTGCGCCGACGCGAAGATGTCACCGGCTGGTACAGCTCGGTTCCTGGCAAGGAAGCAAACAGCCGCATCCGCGGCGCGCTCAAGATTCCCCCCGGCACGCCGGCTTTCATGCTTAGTGAGTTGCAAAAAACGCAGCTTGCGCGAGCCGATTCGCTGCTGTACGACAAAGTTATGGCGCTTCCGCCCGAAGAGCGGGAAGCGAACGTTTTGCGCATCGCCTCGGAGGTTGTGCAAACCACGATGGCGCAAGTTAAAGACGACAAGATTAACACCCAGAAGATTAACCGGCAGAAGTTGGTTGAGCGCCTAGCGACTGAGGATATGGGCGACAGCGAGCGCGAGGAAATGCAAAAGCAACTGAAAGCGCTCGACGCACGAATTGAGCGCATGGAGTCTGGCAGATAATGGCGGACAATCTGGACTTTGAATCGCCTGACTTTGACCCTGATGCGTGGATTGCGCAGCAGAAGCAAGTCGTTCGCGATCGCGAAGAGCAAGAGGGCTGGATGGCGGCGCTGCCGGAGGGCGTGCGCAACGCCGGAAAGTTTGCTGCTGCACAGCACCGCATAGTTAGAGCGACGCAATGGGAGTGGATGAAGAAAATGCCGCGGAACGCCGGCGCGGCCGTGTTCGACGCGGCATTCGCCGCAATCGATCTTGTGGACGATGTAGCCGAGCTGCCAGGCAAGGCTGCGGACGGCGAGCCCCCGGCGAGCCAGACGGCTGCGCCGGGTGTGCTGACCGCTTTTCCGACGGAAGTGTCTGTGCTGCCGGATTCGTGGCGCGACGCGCTCACTTCCTGGCGGCAGTCCGTAGATGCCAACAGCGGCACGCTTGACCGGGTGACGCAAGGGATTGCGCAGTTCGCCATTCCGTTTACGGGCTTTATGAAAGCTCTCAAAGTCACACGCGCGCCCAACATTATTAGCAAGGCCGCGCGCGCAGCCGGCGCCGAAGCGGCGGCAGTGGCGACCGCGTTTCAGCCCCACGATGCGCGCGCCGCAGACATTCTAGACTTGGGCCGCCACGCCGAGAACCAGTTCGGCCGGTTCATGGCAGACGTGTCCCCCGACGGCTCGATGCTGAACGCGTATATCGACTACATGACCGCCCGGGAGAACGAGAGCGAGTTTGAGGGCCGGTTCAAAAACGTGGTTGATAGCCTGGCCGTAAGCGCTGCCGCCGCCGGACTCATCAAGGCGGTTCCGGCTACGGCAAAGGCCGCCCGAAAACTGGCCGTGCAGATCGCCGAAGGTGGTCCCCCGCCGGGATCGCCGGCCGCGCAAGGCGGCTGGATCGGCTACCACGGCACGCCGCATAAGGTTGACCGCTTTTCTGCCGCCAAAGTTGGGTCCGGCGAGGGCAATCAGGCGTTCGGCCACGGCCTGTACTTTGCAGAAAGTAAGGACGTTGCTAACGTCTACCGCGGCTCGTTGACGCGCCGCGGAGTGACCGCCGGCAGTCCCATGGACAAGGCGATGGCCGCGGTACAGCAGGCTGGCGGCGACCAAACGAAAGCCTACCAGCATTTGGTAAAGCAGGCGCAGGCCGCCCCCGACAAGGACGCCGCACAAGCAATGCGCAAGGCGGCGGATATTGTCCGCGCAGGGAACGCCAAGCCCCGCGGCGAACTACTGACTGTCGAGATTGACGACAGCGTAGTGGAACAAATGCTAGAATGGGACAAGCCCCTGGCTGAGCAACCGGAAGTGTTGCGCAAACTTGTTGAGGCGGGCTACTCTTTTGAGAACGCCGCCGGGCAGAAGGCCGGCTTGCAAGACATGACCGGCGGCGAGTTTATGCGCCGGCTGTCGGCCAGCACCGATGACGCACAAGTCAGTGCTGACTTGCTGAAAATCGGCATTCCCGGGGTGCGGTACTTGGACGGAAACAGCCGCTCGGCAGCGGAAGGCACCCGCAACCTTGTGCTCTTCGACGACAGCTTGGTCTCTATTAAGGACAGAAGTTAATGCCTGATTTTGGCCTCAACAAGGCGCTGTCCCGCGCGGCACGCGAGGCGGCAGCACGAGCAGTAGTCAAGCGTCCTGGGCAGGTTGCGGCCGAGGAAGCGGCCACTGCGGCCGCTAACGCAACCGTGCCCCCGGCACCCGTAGCGGCGCCTGTCGCACCCCCGGTTGTGGACGCGGCAGCCGCAGAGCTGCAAGCCGTTGCACCGGCCGCCCCGGTGGCAAAGGTGCGCGGCCGCGGCCCGAAGAAACCCGCGCCTACGGCGCCGGAGACGCAAGTTGCCGTCGAGCCCGTTCAGCCAGCTCCGCTAGAAGCGGTTCCGCCGGCGCAGCCGCAGGGGCCGGTCGTTGACGCCGTGTCGGAATCACTACAGCAGCAGCAGTCCCTAGATGCCGCGGCCACGTCGATCGACGAGGCGGTGCTTAGCGATTTCAACCTGAGCAAAGTGCATCACGTCAATTTCGACACGATCAAGACCACAGACGACATCAAAGCTGTGATTGCGCAAGTGTCGGAGTCGAACAAGGGACAGATTGACGAAGCGCGCCGCGGCGTGATCACAAACGAAGAACTCAGCAACCTGGCAAGCGAACTTGATCTCAGCAGCGAAGTCGTCGCTAAGGTTTTGCTGCGCGAATCCGGCGGCGCTCTGAACGCCGAAACAATTCTTGCGGCGCGTCAAGTGCTGACTTCTAGCGCGGCCCGGCTGAAGTCTTTGGCTGCAAAAATGAATGTGGGCGAGGCTACCGCGCTGGAGCGCGTGCAGTTTGCCCGGCAGCTTCAATTCCACAACGAGTACCAAACCAAGTTCATGGGGGCCCGTGCGGAAGCCGGACGGGCGCTAAATGCATTTGGCATTCTCGTGGGCGCCGATCTGGAGGTCGCATCCCGCATTGATGAGATCATCAGTGCCGCAGGCGGCAACCTCGATCAGATGGCAAAAGCTATCGCGCTCGCCCCGAACGTACAGGGCGTTACGCGGATTGCGAAGGCGGGGCTTCTGCGCCGCGGCGTCCGCGGCGTTTTTAACCTTATCAACCGCACATTTGTTAACGGCATCTTGTCCGGGCCGGCGTCGCACATAACCAACGCAACCGGCGCGGTTCTGTATCAGGCGATGAACGCCGCCGAGCTGGCTGGCGCTGCACGGCTGGGCCGCTTTCTGTCTGGCGCGGAGCATGTAGAAGTTGGCGAAGCGACGGCCCACCTTCACGGCACGTTACAGGCCACTAAGGATGCGTTTCGGCTTGCAGCGCTGACAGCAAAGACCGGCAAAACATTGGACGACTTGGTTGGACACGAGCGCGTCGCCTCAACAAGCGACACGCTCGCGCAGTTGCCGGAGCTTGACTTACCATATCTGGGTCGCGCGATCAGAGTCATGGACGCGGTTATTGACTTCCCGACCAATCGCGTGATGGGTGCCACGGACGAGTTCTTCAAGACGCTCGCCTACCGCGGCTACTTGGAAAAAGAGGCATATCTGCATCTTCGTAACCAGGTAGACGCGGGCGCCGTGCGCAGCGCAGACGATGCGCGTCGAGTGGTTGAAGATTTCATGCAGAACACGCCGCAGTCTATACAGATTGAGGCGGAGAAGTGGGCGCGAGACATGGCTTTTCAAACGCCACTTGGGCCGACCGGCCAGAAAGCGCAGGCATTTTTGCGCAGCGTGCCGGCGCTGACGTTGATCGCGCCGTTCATTCGCACACCGGTCAACATCTTCAAGGGCGGCATTGCCCGTTCGCCCCTTGCGGTCTTTTCGGCTAAATTCTGGACAGACGTTAATGCGGGCGGCCGCGCTCGCGATCTTGCGCTGACCCGATTCGCAATGGGCTCTGCAACTGCGGCGCTTGTTGCGCAGTGGGCTATCGATGACATGATAACCGGTAGCGGTCCGACCGATCCGGCGGCCAGGCAAATTTGGGAAGCGACTGGCCGAAGGCCGTACAGCGTTCGCATTGGCGACCAATGGCACTCATACGCGCGCCTTGAGCCAATTGCATCCGTGCTTGGCATCGTGGCGGATACCGTTGCGATCACGGCCTATCTCAACGCAGACACGCCGAAGGACGAGCTGAGCACAGAAGAACAGCAGCAGAATCAGATCGCCGGCGCGGTAATCGCGGGGGTCATGAACAACACCGGCAACAAGGTGTTCATGAAGGGCATCGCCGATTTCGTGGAGCTTTTGTCCGATCCCAAGCGCAACTGGAATACCTACCAGAATCAAATGGGCTCGGCGCTGATTCCGTACTCGGCCGCGCTGCGCTACGTGCGCAATGTGCAGGACCCGCTCTTGCGAGAAGCGTGGACCCTGCGCGACAAAGCCATTGACATGACCCCGTGGGGTTCAAGAAGCCTTCCGCCTCGGCGCGGCCTGTTCGGCGAAACGCGCGAGAAAGCTACGGGCGCAATTCTTGGTGTCATGTCTCCGATGACTGACAGCGACGTGGCTAACGACCCGGTGTACGCCGAGCTTGCTCGCGTAATGAACGCGACCAAGATTGTGCCGCTAACGATGCCGGGCAAAGACGTTGACGGCATGCGGTTGAACGCGGCAGAGTACGAGCACTTGGTGCGCTTAGCGCGTCAAGAGCCCGTGTTTGATGGCGTGACGTTAAAGGAAGCGCTTGACGGGCTCATGCAGGATTCCGAGTACCAAAACATGCAGCCGCAAATGCAAGCCGAGATCATAAAGCTCTATCAGAACAACGCGGATAAAATCGGCCGCGCACGCTTGGAAGAGGAAAACCTCAACTACGCACTTCGAATTTCTACTTTCCGCGACAAGCGCGGCCAGCTACGAACAGGAATGTAACAGCACCATGGGCATTGATACCGTTAACGACTTGCCGCCGCGCGTTCAGTACGTCGCTGCGGCGTCTCAAACCGTCTTTCCGTATCCGTTTCCGATCTTCACGAACGCGGACTTGGTGGTTGTGGTTGATGGCGTAACGCAGGCGCTCGACACTAACTACACAGTTAGTGGCGCCACAAGCGAAACAGGCGGCAACGTCACGTTCCTGGTTGGCCGCACGGCCGGACAAGTAGTTACGATCTACCGGGACATTCCGATTGAGCGCGACACCGATTTCCAGCAGAACGGCCCGTACACGTCGGAGCGCATAAACGATGAGCTGGACAAAGCATTTTTGCTGCTCCAGCAGCTTGAGTCGAGCGTCGGCCGGACGCTGCGATTGCCAGTCACGGCGGCCGCCACAGACGCGCAAACCGAGCTGTCTCCGCTGTCCAACTGGCTCGGCAAGTACGTGACAATTGGTGCCACGGGGCTGCCGGAACCTGGCGCGTTGGTTTCCGGGTCCGTCACACCCAGCCTCGTAGGGCAGCTCCTATTCCCGCAAACAGCGGACGAAGTTGCGGCGAGTGTGGTTCCCGCCAACTACACCTACCCGGTCGGGCACGTGCACCGCTATGGCGCCGTAGGCGACGGCACCACTAACGACGCTGTCGCTATTTCAACCGCTTTTTCTGTTGTCAAGCAAGCGCAGGGCGGCGTCGTCACTTTCGAGCCGCGCACGTACTTCCTCGGGAGCTTCGCCAGCGCCACCAACGCGGTTAGCGTTACGGGCTTAAGCAACGTTGCCATTGATGGTGCCGGCGCAGAACTGCTAGTTACTACTACGGCGTCCGTAGTGCCGACCATACTCAACCTGGTTGACGCCAATAACGTGCTGATTCGCAATCTTCGCTTTCGAGACTCCGGCGCGGACATTTCGGTAGAGTTTCGTGGGGCTCGCGCCGTGAGTCTTACCGCGTCCGGCGCGGCGGATTGCGGCAACGTGTGCTTGCTGAATGTCGCTGCGGAGTCTGTAGTTGCGCTGCTTGATACGTACTTCACCGCATCGACGGGCCGCGTTCGCAACATTGCAGCCGTAAACTGCACGGCCACCAGCTGCTATTACGGCGCCAACTTGCGCGAGCAAGGCGACTCGGCAACGTTCGCAAATTTCTATACGCGAAACGTGCGCCGCGCCCTGTTTGCCTACGGCACAACTGGCCTGTCGGCGGACTTGAGTATTTCTCACGACGGCACCGCCCCCGGTTCTAACGGATGCGTCCTGATCAAACGCATTGAGCGCGACACCCGTAACGTTGCGATCCGAGCAGTATACCACGGCAGCTTGGCGCAGTACGGCGGGCTCGTGGTGCTAGAGGCGCAGCCGACATCCGGAAGCGGCATTGTTGACGGCGTGTCCGTTGACCTCAACTTGGCTGGCGCAACGTATAACGTCAACGCAATTCCTGTGCGCATCCGATCCTTTACCGCCGGCGGCTCGCTTGAGACCACGACGGCCAACCGGTTCGACCGGGTTTCGCTGAAGGGCAATTTCGGCGCGTGGGCCGCAGACAACGCCAGCAACCCGATTCTGATTGAGTCAACCCAGAACACTCGGGGCCGGCTGGCACTATCTGCCGATCTGTTCTCTGCGTTTTCGGCGCAGCGGCAGCATTTTCCCGGGTTCAGCGTGCACGTCGGACCGCAGGCATTCATGCTTACCAAGACCGGCAACTTGACCTCGGGTGTTCTGAATATCGATTTGAGCCAG